GTCATTAAATTTACGGGTTCATTAAGCCAAAATTGTACAATTACGATTGCCCCTAATACTACTGCCGCTTGGTTTATCTTTGAAAACGCGACTACGGATGCGGGTTCCAGTGGGCCTTATTCACTGCTTTTCAGCCAAGGAAGTGGTGCCAATGTAACGCTTCAGAACGGTAAAAACGCCATTGTTTATTGCGATGGAGCGGGAGCTGGTGCGGTTGTAACGGATGCTTTGGCTGATTTACAGGTAGGCACTCTGGAAGTCACGGGCGTTGCGGCTGTAGATGGAGCGGCTACGCTTGGTAGCACATTAGCAGTTACTTCAACGTCTACGATGAGTGGAAAAGTTACCCATAATTACACTTCGAGCGCAAGAATGCCTGTAGGGACTACAGGCCAGCGGGATGGTTCACCCGCTGTAGGCGACTTTCGGTATAACAGTACAACAAATGAATTTGAGGGTTACTCTGGAGCAAGCCCTGCTTGGGGTGGAATTGGTTCTGGTGCCGGTTATTTCAAAGGAGATAATGGCACTACGGGTTCGTCGGCTGGAGACATCTTTAGAATTAATGAACTGGCCCTTGATGCAAATGTAACGATTACTTCGACAGAGAATGCTTCTGCAACGGGGCCTCTCACGGTAAGCAGTAGTTACACCCTAACGGTGGAAGGCACCTTGGTGATAATATGAGTACATTAAAGGCGGACGCTGTCACAACAAAATCTGATAACACGGATTTAACTCTCACGGGCGGGGGAACGGGCGTTCCTGACATAGAAACTGGCTTCAAGGTTTCAGGCACAGCCGGTGTCCCAATTGCCGATATCCGCACAAGCTCTGGAACGGCCAGTTCGAGCACGTTCCTACGTGGCGACGGTCAGTGGCAAGCTGCTGGTGGAGGAGCTTTGACCTTCATCTCCAGTGTGACTGCTTCGGACGGAGATTCAAGCATTGATTTCACCAGCGGTATTGACAGCACTTACGACGAGTATCAATTTCATATATCTGGTATTCAGACCAACACAGATGACCGCACACTGAATATGCGATATCGCACCGCCGGTGCTTTTCTTAGCGGCTCTCACTATGATAGGTATCTCATTCAATACTATAGCTCCGGTTCCACCTTCCATAGTTACAATTGGGAGGACGTAGACCATCTCGTAATAATGAGTCAAATTGGCGACGAAAGCTATTGCTATGGCAATGGAGTTGTAACGCTTTGGAACCCCGCTAGCACGGCGTTCAGAAAGTTGACATCTTGGGACATGGTTGGTCACGGGCAAACCGGAGTGAGAGGTACTCAGGGAGTTGGTATGTACACAGATGTAGTCACCGCTGTAGACGGGATGCAATTCTTTTTAGCGTCAAGTGCAACGCTCAAGGCAGGGACCATTCGTCTATACGGCGTGTCTAATTCGTAGAGGATAATTGTAATGACAAGATATCATGCCACTGTGGATGGAAGAGTACCTTTTACACCTGAAGAAGAGGCCGCATGGGATGCAGAAAAACAAGCGTGGGCAGACGGCGCACCAGCCAGAGCCTTAGCAAAAGTTCAAGAGGATCGTCGTGCAGCTTATGTAGCAGAAGCAGATACACTTTTCTTTGAAGAACAGGCCGGTGAGGTGGCCGCTGGCACATGGGCCGCGAAACGTGCAGAAATCAAAGCGAGATTTCCAAAGGATTAAGCTATGAGTACATTAAAAACAGATGCCATTGAAGCCGCAACCGGGACCAATACAGATCTCGAACTGTCAGGCAAAGGTACAGGCGTTCCTGATATTGCCTCTGGTTTCAAGGTAGGCGGGACTGCTGGTGTTCCCGTTAATAACCTTCGCACAGGAACTGATGGGGAGCTGATTACATGGGATGCCTCTGGTGACCCAGCGACGGTGGCTGTCGGAACGGCCACCCACGTACTTACTTCTAATGGTGCTGGTGCTGCACCGACTTTTCAGGCTGCTGCTGGGATGACTCTTGAAACAGCAGTAGCAACTACATCTGGAACAGAAGTTGATTATACAGGGATACCATCAACCACTAAACGGATAACCATCATGTTTCAAGAAGTGTCTACTGATGGGAATGATGGCATAAGAATACTTATTGGGGATGCTGGTGGATTAGAAGGTTCTGGGTACGACAGTGTAATTGGAAAAATGGTTAATAGTGCCAATAGTGAAGTAGCACGTGATGCTTGGGAATGGAATGTAACACATAACAATGCTACGGGCACAACTGTTAAAAATAGCGGCATAGTAGTTTTAGCTCTTTTAAATTCATCAACTAATCTATGGAGTCTGTCAGCAGTAATGGCAGATTATCCAAGTACAGAGGTTCAAGCTGCGGGAGGTTCAAAAGCTCTGTCCGCCGTACTCACCCAATTACGTATTGAACCAACCGGAAGTGATAGTTTTGATTATGGCTCAGTTAATATTAGTTATGAATAGAGGTTAGTAATGTTCAGAGCAATTATGAAATGGGATGAAAATAATCACCCAATTAAGTGGCAGGATTTTACCACTGAAAGTGAAGCTACTAAACATATAGAAGCATTTATAGGAAAGTTTCCTAACGCTTTTGTTGTAGCTTCTTATCCTCAAATTCATCAAAAATACACAACTGTTGATTCTATTAACAAAACTGTAACGCATGATACAGTTAAACGTGATGCCGATATTTCTATGCGTAAGCTAGAAGGTATTCAGATCAATCGTCGCGCAGCCTACCAACTAGAAAGTGATACGTTGTTCTTTGAAGAACAGAGAGGTGAGGTTCCTGCTGGCACCCATGCTGCTAAAGTAGCTGAAATTAAAGCGAGGTTTCCGAAATGAGCACACTCAAAGCCGATATAATTGAAGCCTCGACTACGAATGGGAATACCACTATTCGAGGAAATGGCACGGGAACCGTTGCTATCTCAGACAACACTGCTATTACGGGTACGGTAAGTGCTACGGGCGGCTGGTCAGGTACGTTTACAGCTTCCGGTATACAGACCTTGGCCGCTGCCATTGCTGGTGCAGATAACGAAGTTGGTCGTATTAATCTTAAAGATTATGGCGTTGTTACGAACGCGATTGGCTCTACTGGCGGTGGAACTCAGGATATTGATCTAACTTCAGGCAATAGTGTGAGCGCCACTGTAGATACTTCTGCCAACACCTTTACGTTCAGCAATCCCACTGCCTCTGATGAGTTCTGTGGTTTCACGTTGGTGCTAACAAATGGCGGTAGCCAAACCGTCAACTGGCCTGGGTCTGTTGATTGGGAAGGCGGGACAGCACCTACATTAACTTCTTCAGGAGTTGATATTCTGGTTTTCTTTACGATTGACGGAGGGACTATTTGGCACGGCATGATTTCAAGTACGAATAGTTCGTAATGACAAATATACTAACAGGCATGATGGGTGCGGCTGGCGTTTCAAGGGGTGGAGTATATGTAGGCAGTCCTCCATCTGGATATCGGGCATGGTACCGCGCCGACACCGTTACGGAATCAGGAGGGGCGGTTTCTCAATGGGATGATAAGAGCGGTAATTCTTTTGACATAGGAGCTATGGACGCCAGTTATAAGCCTACTTATAACACGACAGATTCAAATTTCGATAATCACCCGACGATCAATTTTGGTGTAGATGACGGGGCCAATAACTATAAATTTTATAATGCGTCAGGCGGTCCCACTTGGTCGGATATCATGAATAATAGTGCAAGTAGTTTGTTTCAGGCGTTTACGTGGGCGTTAGTCTGGAATGCAACTACAGGCCAAAGTCCCGGTGGGTATGACGCTTGGCTGGGAGATAATCCTGGTTATATGTGGTTTGGAATGAATAGTACCACTCAAGTAGCTATGGGAAATGGAACTTTTACCCAAACAGGTTTAGCTCTTGGCACAACGTATGCAAGCATTATTAATGCTCAAGGGGGAAGTGACGGTTCCATTACCATTACAATTGAAACGACAGGAGAAACGACAGCTACCTATACAAGCTGGAACTCCGCATCTCATGCTACCGGAAGAAATACAGGAGTAATGATCGGGGGAGGTTCTACAGCTTCGTACATGATGAAGGGGCAACTTGCAGATGTTCTGATTTACAATACGAGTCTGGATGCTTCTGATACAACGACACTTAAAAACTATTTTGCTAATTCTTACGATTTAACTTGGTGACGAGGAGTAATTGAAATGTATGCCCATGTCGAAAATGGCAGCGTGGATTTTTTAGGAGCCTTGCCAAAGAATTGGCGTAACATTTCTGGACTCAACTTGTCGGAAGGTAACGCGGAGTTCCTGAAATCGCTTGGTTGGCTTCCTGTTGTCACCACAGAGACTACGCCTAATTCCCAACAGGTTCGAGATACGGATCAAGTGACAGTAGAAGAAGATAGAGTAGTGGTGGTGCAGAGAGTTCGCGCAAAAACTGCCGAAGAAATAGAAGCTGATTGGGTGACATTGCGTTCTCGCAGAAATCAACGTCTTCTTGAATCAGATTGGGTGGCGGTAACAGATAGTGCTTTAAGTGTAGGAAAAAAATTGGCTTGGGCATCGTATCGAACGGATTTGCGTGACTTACCTCTAAATACCTCTGATCCTACCGACCCACCTTGGCCCATTAAACCGGAGTAA